GCGGTATCGGCCTGCATAGGTTACCTCTTTTTGTAGGCTTTCGAGAGTTCGGTAAAGGAAGGGAGTGAGATCAAGTCTCGGGTCCGCAGCCATCGGTAAATTCGGTTGCTGCGGATGTGGTGTCCGCATTTCTTGATTGACTAGATCAATAAATGCGGAGTAGGCCCTCTGTACTTCCCCTACCATTCGGAATGGGAAACCGGAGAGCATGCCTGCGATTTCGTCATCCGTTTTTGAAGGGAATAAATACTTCAGTGCTTCAATGCTATCAACACCTAACTCTTGAAGGTTTCTGGTGAAGATAGATTGGTTGAGTTTGTCCTGTGCAGTATCTTCATAAACGGGTCCCATCCAGCGCCAGCAGACGGTTCTATCACCATCAGGTGCTAATCCAAGAACACCATCAGGAATGGTTTTTGTCTGGAGCGCATTATCAATGGCCTTCTGTAACTTTTTCTCGTAGTTAGCTTTTGCTTTTTCATACTTAGCTTGTTGGGCTTGGTCTTCGGGATCTTCCGGAGGATCAGGATACTTAATCCCGGATGCGTATGCCAGGGTCTTGCGGAAGATCTGCTCCTCCTGGAAGATCATTAATTCAAGGCATTTGCAGATACCGTAGGTATAAAGCTGCAAACACTTTTTCTTTGCAGTTGCACTTACTCGTCCATACGCTGATTTAATCTCCGTAGCAGTTACGTTAGTAATACTAAGGTCGTCGATGCCACCTAAGGCAAGCCGGATCTCATTACGAAGCTGTTCGGAGTACCGAGCTTGATCCGTACTTACCGCATTAGGAGTAATAAAACCAACGCGATCTGTAGGCTCCAGATTAGCGATAACACGCGGAACACGCATGCCAGAACCAGGCTTGCCAATATAACCAGGAGGCTGTCGGTTGACATTATCTTGCTTATAAGTAGAGCTGGATAAAGAGAATTCCGACTGAAAACCAGACTGGCTAGAAATGCTAGGCCGTTGTACAACATCACCGTCAGTCTTCTCAATAATGTCTTGCTTAGGACGGGAAGACAGCAGCGTTGGGTTACCAAAGAACGACAGGTTTGCCCTGATGTTCTTTACCATTTCATCGTGGGCGATGATCTGATTAGCAAGCCATTCAAATTCACCGGCACCATCGGTACCAAAAGCGTCTGGATTGTTAAAGACTTCAACACACGGAATGAACTCCATGGTGTTGACAACAGTTTTCTTGTCAAAAATGCCGAACTCTAGGGTTGGCATATCAAATGTAATTTCCTGCTCGCTATGATATTCTTCAATCTCAGTTGCAGTGATACGCAAACGCATATACCGCTTGTCCGTAGAAAGGCCAACACCTTGAAAACCACGGTTTGATTTGACCTTGTACGGATAGATGATGATGACTTCTTCTAGATCGCCCTCTGGTGTGTAGTAGGTGCGGTACGCATCTTTATCAAACCAGTACAGGCGATATGTTTTCTTAGTTGGACGAATATAAAAAAGACCTTTACCGTATGCAAGGAACCGATCCCAGATCGAATCAAGGCGTGCATCTAGCTTGTTAAACTTTATGACTTGCTGAATAAAATCAAATCGCTGCGTACCAAAGTTGTCTTGGTGCGGATAAAATTCAACACCTTGACGGATCCCAAACATCTTCATTTGGGACAGATGTGCATTCACCAGCATGGTGTCTGCTGTGCCGGTGCCGTCGCGGGTTACAACCGCTTTGAGGATAGCGTCGAGGGCGGATTTGCTGCTACTATCGCTCATTGGTTTTTAAAGGTCTGGTTATTCTTCAATATCGTAGCCAGCGGCGATGCGTTTGAGAGTAATGATGTCATCTTCAACTTCGAGTTCAAACCGTTCGTTAGGTTGTAGGGCCAGGTCATGGCACAGCTCATCAGGAAGAGGGATGACTGCAGAACCGTAAGCGTCCTGCTCAAGCTCTACATTGTAATAGCTGGTGGACATTGGTAAGTGATTTCTTTAGTTTAAATCGACAATACTCTAACCTTAGTATTCCAACTCCAGCTTGCCCCTGGTCATCAGCCCGTTACAGAGCCAGACGAGAGCGTCGACGCAATCGTCGTGAGAGCTTACACCAAAGTTAACGATCTCATCGGTCAGTGGACCAAACCGACGAAACTTGTTGAAGATGATTTTTCGCTGCTCAAACAAGCCAAGGATGCCACGGAAACGTGCAACCTTATCACCACGGAAACCTTTAACAGCATGCCAATTCAGGTTGTAAAGGCCGTGGTCGCCTAAACAGATTCGTTTAAAGTCTGCCTCCAAGGAAGCCTGGTACGCAACAGCTTCCGACCAGATATCAATGTTGCTGCCTGTAGGGAAGTATTGATTCTTATCTTTGTGGATAACGCCCCACTCCTCCATCATTTCCATCAGGGCTTCCAGTTTTTCTAGGTTGCCCATGATTCGAATGCGTTTGCAATCAATAATGTGGATCTTATCTCCAACACGTCCTCCCATTACAAACACGGTGTAGTCGTTCCGTTCTCGGACACCAGCAGACAAGTCAACTCCAACTCCAAGAGCATCAAACTGTGTTGCAATCGTTCCTTTAACAATCAAATCTGGGGAGATCGATAATTCACTGGTCTGGACAATTTGATTCTGGTACTGAAAACTAAAGGCGATTGGAGCTTGGCGACGGCGATCTTGCAGGTATTCCAAAGACCACATCTCTGGCCAATAAGAAACCTCGTCACCGTGTTCATTAATTGTGATTGCAGATTGAACAATCTGAACCCAGTCATTGGCTGGAGTGAACGTGGAGTTGTGAATATCGTCATGGCGAAACCGGGTTCCAAGACAGATGGCACGTCCGCCTTCAAACATGGTCGGAACAATAACCGAGTTCCAATTATCTTCCATTGCGACGCGGATGTCGCGGTTTTTGATGTCATCAGCAGATTTGATCGCGTCATCAATGATGCACAAGTGTGAACGCTTGGATGTCACTGCGCCTTTTAAACCTGCGCAACAGACAGTGAATTCTTCTTCGCCGGTCGATTTAATACCTGCAAACTTCCAATCAATACTCCAGTATTCGTTGGAGTTAATCCCTTTGGCAATCTTCACCATCGGGAACACTTCTTTATATGCTTTACTCTCTTCGATGATGCGTTTGATGGCTGCGCTTTTGGGACGCGCCACGTCAACTGTGTATGAAATGTAAAGGATCTTTAAAGGTTTTTTATGCAGCGCGTGAATACCAACGGCCCAAGCTGTGTACAAACCGAGGATTGTTGACTTTGCCGATCCACGCGGCGCCAGGATGTCGATGTTTGGGCCGCCAATACCAATCAGACATTCAGTGTTCTCACCAGTGCACAAGTAACGGTGCCATTCCTTGTGATGACTTGCTGGCGGTTTATCACCGACTACATCACAAAAGTAAGCAAAATCTGTCCGCGCTTTTTCAACGTCAATGTTTGTTGTTTTTTTAACAACCTGCTGCTTTGCCGCAGCTCGTGCCGTCCGCCGATATACGGAATAGATACTGGTCCCAGCCATGCCCGTAGCATAGCGTACTAATTCTTAGGACTCTTCAGCCAGAATCTTAGTCCACACGCCCATAGATGCTTCGTGGAGCGGTCCTTCGATAGGGTCGTCGCGGAAGATGGAAAGCATCTCCCTAAGAGCACGGTCGGCGCCAGCAAGGATTAAACCTTGTTTGTCCATCAGCACCTTCTCATCATTGAGCTGTTTGATGGAGCCCCGCAATTCTTTTTGAAGCATGGCAATCCTGGAGGTGCCCATATCTTGCTTCACCATGCCCATGTCAATGGCATCGCGCAACTTTGAAATATCCTGCTGCATGGAATCAATTTCCATCTCCAGGATTTGATTAAAGTTGCGCTTTTTATATTCTTTCTTGGCCCACTCGTCGCAATCAACGATGGTACCTGTAAATCCGAGGAATCGGGCGTACAGGTACATCTGAATTGGAGAGCTGCTTTGTTTACAGAAGGCAAGAAAGGATTCGCGGTCTTTGTCGGTTAAACCTTGAATCCAATCCGTCATGTTCTGTACTGGCTCTGGGCCTGCTCGTAATCTCTGTTCTCTTTATAGCGACGGAACAGCTCCTGTTGCAAGTCTGTGGTCCGCTGCTGAACACCGGTTGTTTCGATGCCCTTGCGCTGTTCTTCTCCAGCAACCCTGGTAGTTGATCGCTCTTGTTCCCCTGTTGCGGCAATGCCAAGGCGTTGCTGTTCTCCAGATGTTACAGTGCCAAGTCTCTGTTGTGCGCCTGTTTCTTGGATTAAACCAGTCTCACCAGCATAACGCTGCGCTTGAGTTAAACGCTCTTGTTCGCCAGTGGCAGAAATGCCTAAACGCTGCTGTGCTCCGGTAGCTGCAATACCTAGTCGTTCTTGTTCGCCGGTTGCAGCAATACCTAAACGCTGTTGTTCACCAGAGGTAACGTAACCTAAACGCTGCTGTGCCCCGGTAGCTGCAATACCCAGTC